CGCGAAAGCTAAGGCTGCAGCAGAGAATAATGAAGGTGCTGAGGTTAATGCTAGATCTCAAGCTGCTGCAGTATCTACGAACATAATCAGCGTAGTTGCTCCACAAACATCTAATGTGGTTCAAACATCACAAAACATGAATCAAACTGTTGCTGTTCCTGCATCTCCAACACCTAGTGTTGCGAGTAGAAGAAGCGGTGGTCGTAGCGGTAGAATAAACAGCTAAGTGAAAAAAAGGGAGACAAATTAATGTCTCCCTATAAACTTATCCTCTCCACATTCATAGTCGCTACCTCTACAAACGCTTCACTGTTAGCATGCTGAACTACATGTTAGGAATGATATATCGCGAGTATACCACTTTAGTTTTAACGTCGCCCCTCAAAGTGATTGATGAAGGACTTCGTTTATTTTAGTCTTCTTCAGCTAACTTTTCAAAGAAAGATAAAGAGTCATCTTCATCCGTAGAAGCTACAGCAGTTGGCACTTGTGGTGCTTCGGCTACTGGAGCAGCTTTGGGTGCTTCAAACGGTGTATCATCCATAGCACTTGCTGTAGGAGCAGGTGAACCAGTAAGACCCAACACACGCTTCATCTTTGTTTCTAACTCAGCATAAGACTTGAAGTTTTTGCGATCAAGAAAGTCTTGTAAAGAGTGCAAACCTTCATACACTTTTTCAAGAGCATCATCATCGCCATCAAGCAATTCACTGGCTGAATCAAACTCAGACTTATCATAGTTTCGATATCCTTCAACTTGACGAATCTTCAGTTTAAAGTCAGCACCTTCCCAGAAATCAAATGGGTTGATTGCTTGCTCATCTTCGAATGCTGGATTCATTGCTTCATTCAGCTTATCAAAGATTTTCTTACCAAACTTATAAAGGAACACTTTACCTTCATTAGCAGGGTTAGATGGATCTTTCACAACCATGATGTTGGCTGTGTAAGACAATCGTCGCTTCTGTTTACGAGCTTGCTCTTTACCAGCATCAGTACCATTGTTCCAAAGCTGCGAGTTGAACTCACCGATTGGATCTTTTTCACCGATAGTAGTTAGAGAGTTTTCAATGTACCAACCGCCAGTACCTTGGAAGCCGTGATCAAAGATACGAACCCATGGAAGGTCTTCGCCTTTTGGCTCAGGTAGGAAACGGATGACAGCATAACCATTGCCAGCTTTATCGACTTCTGGTTTCCAGAAACGATCATCGCCTTTCTTAGATTGGGTATTGCTATTGAGTTTAGTAGATTCGTTGATTAATTTATCAAGTGAACCACTGCGGGACTTTTTGAGAGTTGCAAATGAACTAGCCATATATTTTACCTTCTGTATTTACGTTGTATTTTAGTATTGCGTTTTATCCAAGCAATCATAATCTTCCTGATTGTTTAACATTATATAATATAAAAGGGATAATGTCAACCCCGATTACCAGTTTATTTATAAGAAACAAACTAATATATTTTCAGAACGATAGACTTTAACTTACTTTTGTCTATCGGTGAAAATTCTCTTACAAACGGTGAGTATTTTCTGACAAGTGTTACTGTCTCATTCAACACAATATCATCATACTTCTTCCACCTGTTTGTATAGCCAAGTAACTGGTCTAACAGAACCAATGTTTCGAGGCTAATCTTATTCTGCGCATAGTGCCTGTAGAGTAGCGGATGTGAGCCATCGCGCATAACAAACAACTCATCAAACGATTCCTCTACATTATAGAGATAGTCCATCTCTTCAGAGAACATGTATGAGAGTGTTTCTATTTTTCGGTTCCAGTTAGTCAACAAACCCAAACTATCTGAGCTCATCATGTTACCAATCCAAGGCTTGGAACCTGTTGTGTAGTGAGCAACTAAGAACTTAACAAACTTGTCTCGTTTATATTTCCTTGATGCTTTCTCGAAGAAATACTTATCCTTCCGAGAGATATAAGATGTTTCGTTAGCTCTTACTTGACCATTGTATTTAAAGTAATCATAAGAGTCACGAGTAAAGTGTTGCTGTACTGCTAAGTATGTTTTGTAACAATCAAATCCAGACATAGTTTCTTCGCTGTCCATAATTAAAGTGGTAATCTTGCGCCTTTTGCTAAGAAGTTTAGATCTTGTGCCTCAACCTCTAACTTACTCTTGATTGTTGTATTTAATAATTTAGCAGCAACATCAATTTCTAATTCATTCTTTTCACAATACCAGATAACAGCATCAAGATATGTTATCCGTTTATCAATAACTGTTCTCTCGATTATCTCTGAGAACTTTGCGGTAGTCATTACATCAACCATTACTTCCCCCATCTATAAAAAATATGATCTTCTATTTCGATTGTTTTGCGCTTTGTAGCTGCCCAGTCTGGGAGAACATAATCTGCATGATAGTGCGTTGCGCCTTCCGTGATGTCTATTATACTATTATTTGATGTAAATGTCAACATCAGTGTTTTAATCTTATTAAATGACTTCCAATCAAAGATGGTGTCTGTTTTACCGTCACACCACCAAGAGAACTGACACTTATGTTTGATAGGAACAGGAGAACCGTCTCTCCAGCTCTTCTTGTATAAGCTCTGAGTAACAACACCTTTTATTGTATTGGGAAATCGTCTGTCCTTAACTCTGTTTAATGTAACCTGAGCAACCGCTATCTGTCCAGCTATCCCCTGATTCCTTGCCTCAAAGTAGACATTCTTCGCAAGCCATGTAACCTCTTGGTCATCATACTCCTCAGCTGCTACTGATTCTGGATAGATCAATAAAAGCATTAATACAAAATTCATCAAAAACAAAATGCTAAACATAATAAAGTTTTTCATAATTAATACCAGTCGTCAGTTATACATTCAATCCATTTATGTGCGTCATTAAAATCTGTGAAATATCTTAGCTCTGTCTCATCTAAGAATGGGTGGATAGCAAATACCATAACCTGATCTTCACCGAGCGTTGATATTTTAATTCCCCAACCATTAATAATGAGCATATCAAAGGAGCGAAACGTGTCGCTTTGGATAGGTCTTTGATTGTCCCATTTACTCAATGTTACCATGCCTCCATCCCATTAATTGTTTTAGTTCTGGTGTCCATTCTTCTTTAAACCAATCTTCATAAGTTCGATCACCGTCTTGGTCAGCAAGATATAAGTAGCCATGAAACATAGTGTTATCTAGATACTGCGGTATGTTATGTTTCTTCAGATTATTACTGAACACTATATACTCCCAGTCACCAGTGCCGTCTACATAAGAAATCCTTTCTAGATATTTATTAGGTATAAGGTATGTACAATGGATTGTTGAGACTAATATCTTCCCGATCACGTTCCTATCATTTACAGGGTGATAATACTGATCCTCTACATCAAAGTACCCATTTTCGCATGACCTATGGTGAAAGTTTGCATATCCGCGAGAACTGCCTAATCTAAGTTGTGGTCCAATAACTCCCAGATTCCTATCATCATAGAGAGACTGTATCACGTGAGGAGCTATAAAATTATCACAGTCTACAACAACGTAGTGTGCGCTATGCCTTTTTGCGTAGGCTATTGAAGCGTCTCTAATTTTACCTAAGATATTGAACCTTTCTGAATTCCACTCATGCTCCCCAAAAGATTTCAAATTTTTGTCAATGTCTGAATTATCGTAGTACACTGACTTATACAGGTGACTATACTTAGCTACAAAGTCATCTAGTATTTCTTTTGTTCTGTCATTGTTATCATTAGTGCGTATCCAAAGACGCATCCTATCTTTCGGAAAGTCTTGGTTCAATATGCATTTGAGATAAAGGTCTAAACAGTACTCTTTGTCTTTTGCTAAGATTGCTAATACAACATCACTTCTTTGGTTGTCCCATTTACTCAATGTGGTCATACCTCTACTGATGCTTTGTATTTTGCTATTGTATTAATACACTCGCCAATATAGTTATCACGTTTCTCAACAAACACTTGTGGCTTTGGTTCATTCTCAACCGCAATCACAATAACAATTTGGTCTACTGGTATCTTAGTTCTTTCTTCAAACATTACACAGTACGCTGCTGCTTGTTGAAAGTAGTTGCCGATGTATTCTCTTTTCTTTAGCTTTGATGCGGTCTTGTAGTCAATAATTGATAACCGACCATTAAATTCTGCTACACAGTCAACGCGACCAGCGATACCCAGATAGTCTGAGTACAAGGGACACTCTTGAGCGTATACCAATCCGATCGATTCATCAAGAACCGACTTGACTGATTTAAACATAGCTTTTTCATGTGGAAGAAACTTTGTCATGTCAAGCTCGTTGTTGACATAATCTTCGCACATCTGGTGAACGTTAGTGCCTCGCCTTGCTGCCTGAGTGGAGATGCGGTTGGCTTCAACCTCGCCAACTCTAGCTCTCCACGCAGCAATTGCCTTTTCTGATAGAACACTCAGGACTGTCGTTATGCTTGGATATGAACCCTTTGGAGTAACGTAGTGGCGTTTGCCATTTATTGTTTCAGTATCAAGCTCGGTGAAGTCTATTTTCTTGTGTTCAAATATCATATAAATCTCTCATCATCAAGGTCTAATTATAGCCTATATTCTCAGAAAAGACAAGGCAAGGCAACTAATTGTCTTTTAACTATAAACCCCCATTTCATAACAGGTTTCGAGATACTCTCGAACGAAGTCTGACCGAACGATATCCTGTGGTCCAAAGTCTACGCTCTCGAAAGAATCCATCCTTGAGAGTATGTTAGTGAACTTGGCGCAACCTGACTCGGTGCTATACCGCTCGCTTGTTAGATCGTCTTGCTTACCGTCACCTGAGAATATGATTCTTGAGTTTTCACCCACTCGTGTGATGACAGTATTTAGCTCCCCCCATGAAAGGTTTTGGAATTCATCAACAATGACGATCGCATCATCCCATGTTTGACCACGGACAAAAGATGTTGTTGTGAATACCACTTTTTGTTTTTGTTTTAGGATTTGATATGCATCACCTCTACCAAACAAGTCACTGAAGATTGCTTCGTATGGTGCCTCATATACCTTAGACTTCTCTTGGATGGATCCAGGAAGGAATCCCATATCCCGAGAAGGAACTACACTTCTTACAATGATCAGTTGTTGTTTCTGATCTACCTTTTCAATAATGTCACGGATTGCTAAGTAACAAGACAAGAATGTTTTCCCTGTCCCCGCACAGCCATGTAGAACTGCGTTGTACCCATCATTGTATGCTGTAAAAACATCTCGCTGTGAATCCGTTAAAGGTTGGATATCGTGAAGAGTAAGACCTGCTTGCTGTCTTTGTCTGCTTCCTCGATTTGCTTTTTTCTCCTTCTTCTTTTGCCGTTTACCTACATAATAATCAAAATTTGATATATTTTCTTCGTATGCAAAAGTGGATGACATAGCGTCTCCTGTTGGTTGTGGTTTATATTATCATTCATCCCATCCAGGGAATTTGTATCGACCACTCTTACGCAAGCCAGCTTTTTCTGCTGCTGCGTTTAGCTTTGCTGCTTTTGTTGATCTACCACCTATCTTATCTGCTAATGCAGAATTCGTGTGTGACTCGGCAATGCGGGAAAGGTTCTCTTTCCAACCATCGTCCAGTTTGCTTTCAAATGATGTGCTTGACACCAGACTTGGTGCGCGTGTGATAATTTGTTTGAGTTGGGGATTAAGTCGCAGGAACTCATCTTTGTTTGAAATGGTGAGTAACTCAGTAAACTGTTCTTTTGTTTCTGTGTCCTCAAAATCATATAACGGCATAATATCTCCAATAAAATCATATTCTAAATGTATTTATGCGCAGTAATTATTTCACTATTGTGCGGAACAATGATATAATAAAAAAAAGGGAGACTAATTGTCTCCCTCTTTTCATACGACTTAAAATTAGAAGTTGTATTTAACTTCAGTTTCAAGTTTGTGCGACCAATCTTCAACATTGGTGCTTTCTACCTTACCTTTGATTTGGAAGTTTCCAAATTTAACTTTGTAACCAGCTTCAGCTGATTCGCCAGTGTTAAAGTCTAAGCCAGTACCGAACTTGCCATACTCAACATATACTTTATCTTCTAACAAAGTTGTACCAAGGCGCAATGTACCAACAGTATCATCAAATGAGCCAAGAGAATCGAATTTATCAAACGCTACATCATTTTCATAAACAACATAAGCTCCCGCAGACACAATAGAGGCGGCAAATAACGCAACTAATGCGATCATAGTAGTTTTTAAATTATTCATTTTTCTTTCCTATTTTAGTTTTATTGATCACACTTCACATAAATCGTAGAGTATGATATTAGTTCCTCTAATGGAACCAATTCGGTTGACTGCGCTTTGTCCATTTAGCGAAGTCCTTTTTTTCGTTTATATAATAAGAACGATAAGCCTCAATTGGATCACTGTCCTTACAATACTCAGGCATACACTGTGGTAATTGTGTAAGACCTTTATCTTCAATATTGACTGGTGCGGTTGCTAATAACTCCCTCAGCTTCCGATCAGTCTCATGCACCTTACCATAACGGTGGGTGTATTCTTCACAAAGCGATACAAACAGATCATAGTGCCATTCATAATTCTGTTTAGACTCCCTTGTCCATACAGTACACGGATGATTCATATGTACTGCTTTATACAAGATAAAGTCTTTCGCTGAGTCAGTGAGAATGTACTGCGTCTGCTTTCGACCAGTAGGACTCTTACCAACCAATTCAGTACCATCTATCATTCGATGTGCCGTTGACAACATCTGCGCAGCTTCTAATATCATCTTCACCACGTGTTTATCGCAATGGTGAACTGCCGCAATATCTGGTTCATTATGTAAAAAGAATATGTTCATAATATATAGTAGATTATAACCCCGAATAGACTATAAAACAACCGCAACTAATTGCGGCAAATAATTGGCACTATGGGCGTTCATACCAATTCTTTCTGAAAGGTGGATTCTTCTTTGACTCCTTCTTTTTATCAGGATGCGTTGAAGGTTTATGGATCTTATCCATATTCTTTTTGACAGGATCTGTTCTGCCTTTAGACCAATCAATAGCATCATAGTTGTCATCGAATTTTTTGCCATCAGTCTTGCGCTGCTTGCTGCCCTTTCCACCATGCCACTTGCTCATTATTTCTCCAGTGTCTTCTGAACCATTCCTAACATGTTTTTCATACCACGAGACATCTGTAATTGCTTGATAACATTAGCACGAACAGGAGTCTTCAAGCACAACAAAACGTCTTTAATCTTCTGCGCTTCCCGAGCAGTAACGATCATCTCGATACCGTCATCGGTAGTCACTGTATTAACAGCTCTAAATCGTTTCTTGTCAACGACTTCAGATGCGGATGCTGAGTCCAATATCTTGCCAAGCTGATCCCACATGGAAACATTAGCAAATTCATTGTCAAAGTCATCATTAAAAAATAGTTTACCATTACTCATATACTCACCTTTTTAAATTTTAATAAATTTTCTGCGCGTTTTTGAAAACTGCTTCATCGGACTATTAAGGTTGATGAGATCAGTAGTGCCTTGTTTGATATAAGCAACAAGCCATCCTTTGTCATTCAACACATAAGTATGATTGGGAGTATCATCACCCCAGTCAGTGACTTCTTTATACATAGTCAACCCATTATACATAATTAGTTCCCATAAACAATTGATAATCCCATATCGGAAGATTCGCTGCGAGTGTGAACAACGCGAGGATGCAGAACAATTCTACAATTTCATCTTTGTTCATTAATAGAATCTCCAAAACTTATACCCCAACCAGATTAAGCTGAGGAAATTAAAAAACGCAAGAGTGTATATTGCATAAACAATAAAGTCATTCATATTAATAACCGCTCGACATATGAATATAATGCTCACCAGTTTCTTCAAGAGGCTCACCACAGATACACATATCAGCATTTTCACTGATATACTGCTCACGCTCAAAGTATCTGATATCAGCATCAGTTGTATAGGGGCAAGTGTTTTCTTGAATAGCTTTATCTATTCTGGCTTGTAATACTTTATCCATTATTGTACCTCTGAAATAATCTCATCAAAAAAACGGTCAGCTTCAGTGCGCAGTCGCTCACCAAGATCTAACAGACTCTCATCTTCAGGAGAGGCGTATGCGTTGTTCTCAATCAAGTCAAGAACATCGTCTATCGTATTGGCGAAGTGAGTATCACCCTCAATAAAAACACGCCAGTGAGTGAACCTTGCTGGTGACTCACCACTGTCAACTGTCTCCATGTAGGACACAATGACAGAATCACTATGCCTTATATTGAACAGTGACAGCGAAACAGAATTAGGATTATTTTTGTATGACATATAAATCTCCTTATATTTCACCAGTTAGTTGATTGTATACCGCAACGTATTCAGCAGCAATATCACTGCCATTCCAAGCCCAAGCAGAGTGAGGCTGATCTTCTTGATCATAAGAAGCAACATAAGCATAGAAAGCAGCATTATAAGCATTATACTTTACAGTATAATCGGCAAAGTTTTTAAGTTCATCTAAAGCAGAATCTCTATTAGCTTTAAGCTGTTCTCTTGTCACACTGTCTGGATCAGCTAACCAGTTCTTTACGAGTTCGATATGCTTATTCATCGTCTTTCTCCTTTAGGACAAGTATAAAGGTCCAGTCCAATTAACATCATATTCTTCAAAGATATTACCACGAGCTTTATTTTTAGCAGGAGCATTCCAACTAGCAGCTTTAAGAATATCACCACGCTTGAATTTGTCATCATCTTCTTTGACAACAAAACCCCAGACGCCAGTACCAGAAATAAGTTTGACATATTTCTTACCACGAGTATTCACGACAAGGCTTTCATCAAACTCACTCAACGCTTTTTTAAAGTAGTCATCATTCAAGAATTCGCTACGCTCACGGTTATCACACCACATTGCATAATCAGAAATAGCAACTTGACGCATAATTTCAATAGACTCATCGAAATCATCGGTCGGGGGAAAGGAAGTATCAAATAAACGTCTCATAATATAGGGATCTCTCAATTTCAGAAACACTATTATACAATAAATCTGGGGGTGAGACAAGCCCTTTTTAACTTAAATTTAGTTAATAATTGGCTTTTATTAGATATAGTACGTTTTTTAACCTATTTACTCGCCATCATATACAGACCGATGTTGGCAAAGGCATACCCGATGTATGTGAGTAACATAGCGGTGTTTTGGAACTTAACCCATTGTTCAAGTCCGACATACAGGTATATCAGACCAGTGACTGCTATCAACCAAGAGCTCATAATATATTACCTTTATTAGTGACCGTAATTGCAGCCAATTATCCACTTCTCTCCAGATAAATCGATATAATTTGATTCAAATTCCCCGCAACATCCACGTGCTTTAGATTCAAAGAACTCTTTCTTTAAGAATTCATCGCTAACACGATATGCCCTAAAATTATCAGCGTACTCTAAATCACATCTTGCTTCTTCGTACAGTATAGCATCTATAACTTCTCTGGGTATATTAGAACTCATATTCTTCTTCACCTGTTATGTAATTATAAATGTGCTTCCATTTATCAAAACGTGGAATGTGAGCTGAGTCATCATCATATGCATAAGGATCGTCAGGATTAGGTGGATGGTCCAGATATGTTTCCTTCGTCATCCACTTTGATATAGCCATCTTTTTCTAGGTGCATCAGCAGCACATCAACAGCTTCGATTGCTCCAGACTGGAATCCAGTCTTAAATGAGAAATACCCGCAAGCGATTATGCTCAGAAGGTAGATTACTGCTTGTTCAGTCGACATTCGTTTCTTCCTCTAATTTAGTAAGAAATGTATCCATAGCCATACCAAAGATATTATCACCATCAATCGCCATAATTGTTTGCTCGCCATTAGGAACTACCATGACAAACTGTATATCAGGATTTCGTTTGGCGAACCATTCTAAGTATCTTGCTCTATGGTTGTTATCAGAAACATTTGCTGCAGTTTCTTTACCATAGTTCTTTGTGCCTTTAAAGATATTGTCAACAGACGCTTCACCGCCCAATAAGAAGTCAAACCCAAGGCAATATAATATATTACATCCTTGAGTGATCGCTTCGCTCATAGCATTCATACCAGCATTGGATCGTCTACGATTGACATTGAATTCGGGATGTTCCCATCTTTCGTCTTCAGGCGGGATAACGAGTTCGGTCGCACCAAGATCAGCGGCTTCAAGCTCTTTGATCATACCATCATCAATAGCAACAATCACGTCTATGGTTTGACATTCACGGTATATGGCATTGCAACCATATGTGACACCAGACGTGTAGTGTAGGTCATAAAGATCAACAGCCTTGCGGCTTGGTCCATTACCTATTACGAACGCTATTTTTTTCTTCATAATCTATATCATCCCACTCTTCATTCTCAATAGCGTGCTCAAGCTCAACTTTATAGTTATGTCTTGATTCTTTTTTCAAACGCCTTTTACGAGAGAAGTCTTCATTCTCTTCAATATATTGTTTGTAACGTTTGATTTTATTCTTAGCCATATTAGACTCTTATCTTCTTTTCACCAGTTTGTAGATATGGTCGGGAATGCTTCCGCAACCAGCTTCCTTGTAAGTCCCTTGTATGGCAACTTACGATTCTTCATGCCCAAAAGAACTTTAGCATCATTTGGGTCAACAACTTCTAACATTTCAATAAACAACTTCTCTCTGCGAGCAGAAGAGATATTTTGCTGCGCCTCAGTTGGACCTTCGACAAACAAGTAAAGTCTGCGGATTTCTCCGATCAACCTTGCTTGTTGGTCCACGCTTGCAGGCAAAGGTGTGTATGGTGGCTCACCTTCAGGTAACAACCACTTAACATTTGGATCATAAGTGTAACCCAAAATGGCTTTCAGTGCTGCAGATGAATTCTTTTTTAATACAGCAATCTTCTCTTTTCTCGTTTTCGCTTCTTCAACTTCTACAAAAACATCATGGAACGTGTGGTATCTTGGCATTAGTAAATCCTCAATCAATTAAAATCTATTTCTATTTAGTAGAAAAGAAAAAAGTTTGAAACAATCTACCATTATATTTTGAATCACCAAATCCTGCGACTACACTTCTATGATATAAGTTTCCGTGATATAACACTAATCTGTTGAACACATTACTCGCTTGATCAAGAATCTCCCAATCTTCTTCTTTGTGAGGAACTTCATTATAGTCAGGTTCAAGAGATTCTGGTTCATACCTGTAGATTCCTGATTGCTTGTTTCTGTAGATCGCAGTGCCAGCTTCCTTCGGTGCGTCAGGTGTTAAGTATATCACAGCAGCCCAAGTAGTGGCATCGTGGTGAGTCCATGTTGTGCTATCTGCAGTGGTATACTGGTATGATGTGTTATATTGATCTGGCCAATATGTTATTTCTTCACCAACCAATTCGCTAAACACTTCTTTCATATTCCAAAAATAATCCATATCGTGAGTAAGAGTGTCTGTTCTAAATCCAGGATAGTTTCCTGAAGTGTTGAAATCCATTGCCAATGCATTTGCTCTGACACTCATAGGATCACTATAAAACCCATCCTTTATTATAAACATTTAAAACTCACTAATATGCTCGACAAGATTCTTCAACTTGAATTTAATAAAGTAATTCAATAAACCACGTTTCTGTGGAACTTCATAGTTGTCAAATGTTTCAAGAATCTTATCAACAATCTCAGAAGGTATCTGGTCAAGATCAACTAACTGCTCGTTTCTACGATAGTTTCGTAACATGACTTCATTACAGAACTGCTCAGGCTCTTTGTCAACCCAGTCATCTATCTTCTTTGATTGGATGGGCTTCTGCCTTTCACCTGTAATGATACAGCTGTCATTAGATAAGAAGTTTGGAATACCATCGCCCCTGTCACCACGCATAATATGTTCACGCAAGAAGCGTCTTGGGTCAGGAACACGGATCCACTTCTTTAGAACAGGACTATACTGATCGACATTAGTATACTTCTGGAGTTGACCAAAGTCTTTATCACCAGACAATACAAGGATTCGCTCAGTGCTTTCGTTGTTCAACCAAGAGCCAGAGCGAGTAGCCAATACACCGATAATATCATCAGCTTCAGCACGCTCTACCTGTACAACACGATATGGAAAGTATTCTTTCAGCTCTTCGCGAATACGGTTGAGCGACTCAAACACCATAACCCAATCAATCGAAGACTTCTCTCGATCCTTCTTACGGTGTCCCTTGTAGTATGGGAATACATCTTTGCGCCAGTAGTTTCTGTCATCACAACAAATAACCAGCTCACCATATTCCTTACCAAATTTATTCTTGTACGCACGAATACTATTCAGTACCATGTGTCGCACAAGCCCCTCTTCAAATACCTGACCACTAACACCTAATTGTTTCATCATGTTAGAGATCATTACTTGGTTTAAGTCTAGCAATATCATTTTTAACTCACTTCGTCGTATGTTACAACATCTAGTTCAGTTTCTATCCAGACAGTCGCACCGCAAGATAGCGGTTTGTTTGGTTGACTAATTAATTTAGCAACCACTGTTCCGTCTGGCAGTTTTAAATCGGCAGTGTAGCACTTTCGATTCTGGGTGTAATCTTTTACAGTTAAAGGTGGACGCAAGTCGTCAGGGTTCTTTTTGTTATGCCTAACATTATGTTGGTTAACATGAAGCCTTGTCTTCTTACTCATCGTTCGCACCTTCATCATTCTTTGACATAACCTCGGCAGCATCATCCACAGATGATGGCAAGTCAATACCTTTCTCAACGTCTACCATCCACGTTGCCTTGATACGCTCATCATCAAACCATTCAATGTCAAGCATCTTATCAGCTATCTCTTGAAACATGTGAGTATCACCACGACTGCGGTAGATTAATGAACGCACAGCTTCAGAAGCAAAAACAAAGTCTCTTGAAAACTCCACGCTGTCATCAGCAACATCTGATTCTATCAGATCATCAAGGAGACTGTTAACCCATTCTTCAACAATGTCATCAGTCTCTTCACAATACGCATCATATCTTTCTTGTATTGTTTTCTTGCGCTTTTCTTTCAGCTTATCTGAAAAGTTAATTACATCACTCACTAAAAAAGTCCTCTAAGTTTGATAATCCTGCACCAATAATCTTTTGAGTTTCTTGCGGCTCACTTTCAGTCCAGTTCGCAGGCATACCACCTTTGTCTTCTGGAACACCCCAAACATATCCAAGGTCTTGATAGAACGTGCCTTGAGTTCTTTTGATGTTACCGTCTTTATCATAAGCAGGTGTCAGGCAGATCGATCCCATTTTGTTCTGCCCTTCTTCGCCCCAAAACATATCAGACCACTCACCACTTTCAAGGTAACGTTGCATGTTCCGTGAATATGCCTCAGCGCGTAGCTGCTTGGCGAGCGCACCTTTGACACCAGCTCTATGATTCTTTCTCTCAATAGAAGCAATCTCTTTCTGGTTCTTGATCCAAACCTTTACTTTAGACATATGTAAAGGATCGTCATCTGGCAAGTCAAGGACTGACTGTGCAATATTTTTATACGTTGGGGGATTTTCGCGCATGCGCTTCTCACGTGCCTTCGCTAACCTTTCGACAGCGGCAGCTTTTTGCTCGGGTGACATGGGCTTCCGTGGTTTACGGATCTTCTTGCGAACGTACTTTTCAGGCTCTTTACTCATAATATATTTCTCTCATATTTGAATAATCAAGTATACTATAGATCTATATAGGTGTCAACAACTATTTTCCTATGTGTTTCAGGTCTGAATTTGGCACCACTTGGTATGCGCCTTTGTTGTAAGCTATTGATACTGTGTAGTTTTTTGATACTTCCTGTCGGAATGACGTGTCGAGGACAGCTCCTGACGGTGCTGGAGTGAGTGGAGCAGACGGTATGTCAGCTTGAGACTGGTAGTTTGGGTGGAGTGCTTTGGGCTTCAGCTCCTTGAATGCGGGCTTATAACGCTTCGCTGTATTCAATGCCTTGGTCTTGCGCTTTCTTCCAGACATATCGTATCGGAGTGATCCAGCTGTAGTACCTCTCATGACTTGCCTCGATACTCAAGCTCTTTCTTCATTGCGCCAATGTATTGAGGATAGACATTAGAGAGCTTTAGAACAGCTTTAATATGTTCAGTTTCCATATCGCACAATTTGATGTATGACAATGGCTGATCACCATTGATTCCATAAGTGCCCCAAGTAGCGGCTTCACGAACTTTATCGAATGGGTCGTCATCAAAGACTGAGAGATGAATCTCATCACCATTAGCTGAACATCTAACATAGTCTAATCCACCATCGATCATATATGTTTTGCCGTTAGCATCTACATGAGTCTTATAATCGTGTCTAAATCTTGACTCTAGTAATGTGCCGTCTGGGGTCTGGAGTGCGTTGCGGATAAGTTTTGCGGTCATAATATAAACTCTCAAAGTTAAGGATAGGTGGCACATCCGTGTACCTGACAGACCTCTGCTGTCTTATCTTCTTCCTGAAAATTGTACTATATTACTGGGCTGAAGTCAACCCCTTTAGAAAGTATTTCCATTCATGTTCGCGATAGCTCCACGAGTACAAGTTGTCGGTATATGATTTTGTTTGGTTTAACCTTGGTAGGTGTAATCCCTCTTTACAATGCAAGATCGCGTTGTGGAGTAGATTTACAAATCTTTGAGCATGCTCCTGTGGGTCTTCGGTGAACTGGTATGAGTTTGTGAACCCTCCAGTTGTCTCGAATAGAGCTGCGTGATTAGGGCAAACGACATCCAGACCTGCGCTCATTGCTTCCATTACTGCGATGCAAGAAGTCTCTGGCCAGATGTTAGGATAGGCGAAGATGTGCGCTTTCTCTAATGCTTCACGAACAACGCCATTTGGCTGATACCCATGGTATGTCATTTGTGGATGGTTTCTTATAACGTCAAACAATGGCTCATATGGCTCATCTCTATGAGCCCATCCATATGCATTGAAAGATGAGAATACATCTAGGTGGATATTATCACCGTGAACTTTAGCAAGCTCTACGAAACATGGAACAAGCAATTCAAGTCCACGGTGCGGTGTTGTGTGATAGATTAAATTAACCCTTTCCGTTGGGTCAGGTTTTGGTTCAGAAGGATTAATAGGATCGATAGCATTGCGCAATATGATTGAATCGCTATATGGTATGTCAAGATTAAAGTGGTATGATTGGAACTGTTGATTACTAACAAATACCAACTTTGCGAACTTAGCTCTTTCGGCTGGATCTTTTAAGAACTGAACTTCAGGGTCATCCCAAGTATCGTGTAGAACAAGGATGTTATGTTTATCTTCAGACAGCTCACGAACCCTTGAGTGGATAATGTTGACTTCATCATCAAGACCAAGCTCTGAAACAATGGCTGATATTCGCTCAGCCATCATCTCAGTACCACCTTTGGCATCAACATATGTTCCGTCAGAACTTGGTCCAACTGGAGATATGTCGATCTTCTCAGATTCTTTAATGTCTGATAAACTCACTATGCTACTTCAACCTTTTCTACAGACTTGATTTTGTCCATACAAAACGCACGCCATCCTTCAGCATTGGTGTCCCAAACAGACAAAGATGTTTCAGACTCTTTCCAATACTTCTCAGCATTTTGCTTTGGAGCAGGCAATACATCAGACTTTAGGGTACAAGTCATTACACGCTCATCACCATTCTTTTTATCGAATGTTACTTGAAGAATGTTTTCCTTCAAAAGATCGCGCAGTTCATTACGGTTAAATTGATTATAGATCATACAATACCTCATAATTAAGACTCACTGGGTGGGACAAATGTTACTTCGTTCGTTTTGGAATTGGTAATTTTCTTGGAACCATCATTGTACCACACTTCAATTGTACCGTGTTGAGCATGTATGCAATAGGTTTGCTTATTCCACTCTTCTTCAGAAATTTCTTTTCTTCGGGCTTCAACAAGATCAGAGTATTGTGTCATGATGGCTCCATAATATAATTAGTGGTTCTTCAGTAGCGTTATCCTAACTTTTGGTCGGGCATCACTTATAAGTGATCTCACGCATTTCTTTCTAAGACTTCCCCATTGCCTTTTTAGCTCTTAGCTCAGACCTAGTGGTCTTCGTCACAGCATTTTTCTTCTTCGTCACCGCTGTATACAACATATGCGGTCACAAGCAAAACAACCCCAGTCACAACTTGGACAAGATCAAAGGTCAATGCTCCAGTAACTGTTGCAAAGACACCGACAGCCATAGCGATAAAGGTTGCGATTTTTGTTTTAAGATAGCTAATAATACTTGACATAATATACCTCATTTTATAAACATTATACTACATTACAAGGAGAAGGTCAACCCTTCTCATCACAATATTCACGTATCTCTTGAATAAGAATCAATAACTCTTCCAAGATATCCTTATCCTCATCACGAGACGTGTCCACTTCGACTTCAAATTTAATTTTCATAAGACTCTATTATACAACAATTATATAGGGAAGACAACCAAAAAACAGCCTATTTTAGTAAATAGTTGTCTTAACCGTCAAAATACTCGGATAACCAGCAGGCGGCAAACCAAGAAGCTGCCACAGTGACTATTGCCACAGCTATTATTGTTAATTCTACCATTGATGTATTACTCCAGCTATAATAAAAAAGCAAGTCATAAAATTGACAAGGACTACAATGCTTCGTATAAGCGCAACTTGGTCAGCTTCACGATCCGTGGTGCCAACCTTTTCTCCAAGAGACTTAGCCCAAAGTCTCCAATATCTATTGAGCTTAGACATTATTATAGAATAGCCTTGATGTCCTCGGCAGGAACGATGTTTAGTTTCATACCATCGACTGTAATCGGGATAGAATTATTCCAAGTCAAATACACAACATCATCTGGTCTGATTCCACTAGCGTGTGGTCCAACAGCAATGACTGTCGCTGGTTTAGATGAACGGTCATCGTCAGCCTTTGTTGTTAAAATAATACCACCTTCACTCACGCCAGTATCTTCTTCTTCTTGGAGAAGAACCAATATACTATCATTTAACATTCTCATTATTTAGTTTCCTTTAGTATTTTACTTTATCAATTGGATTTACAGTTACAAAGTGCTTGCGAATAGTAGCAAGTTGATCTTCATAGTGTGTTATCTTATCAATCTCAGTCTGCACTGTTTCCAGAATGTCAGAGTGTTCACCGACACCGACAGGATTGCTAAGATACACTTCAACATTCATTTTATGTTTGGCGATGTTACCTTCAGCATTTGCCACTAATGCTTCGATGATTCTTGTTTTCATTTCTCTACTTTCCTATAATTCCATAACGGTAATTTTGTTTGCTTGGTATATAGTCATTTACTTTATACCCATTATTTTCTGCTTCTTCAACAGACTTCCAAAACAGCTTAGACAACTCAGGCTTCGGATGTTTCTGTGGTGTTCCTGTGAACCACTTTGGTTTCCATGGTTGCGTTGGCATATGTGTATAGTGTAATTGCTTGAATGGCTCTACATCGCCATCATGACTATTCCATGCAGGGTCTAAAGTGCCAATGGGAAGCTCTTGTTGTACAAAGTTTATGAACTGGTGATGTGCTGTTGGCTCGGCTTTCCATTGAGCTGACGGCATTGAACCTTTAAACTTAGAGCAATCAAATAAGATAACACAGAACTCTTTACCGCCAAACCGTTTGCCGTCTCGGGCAAGCATTACATTGTCACCCATATCCATATCAAACAACTCACCAATGTCATGGAAGTTTAACATATCAACA